CTTTGTATTCCACCTGATCATTGCTAAGAGTCTCCACTTCTTTAATATATTTTTCTTGCAGACTTATTTTTTCTTTTGTTAATTCCAAATCATATTCAATTTTACTAAGTGTATCTTTTAATGAACCTGTTTGTTCTTTTAATAGTTGATTCATCTTAGAAAAAATATTAATATCCAGAAGATCCTCGATAACATCCCTTCTATGTTGTGAAGGCAGTTGCATAAATGGAATGAAGGAGGAAGAGCCTAACACAACAATTTGATGAAAACTTTTGTGATTAAGTTTTAAGATGTTTTGTTCGAGGATCTTCTGGTACTCTTTGGCATGAGAAGACTGATTAAGCAGTTTTCCGTTTTGCCAAATTTCAAATATTCCTGGTTTAATACCTCTAATAATTTTAAACTCAGATCCTAAAGCATTGAAGGAAACTTCAACACGACAATCTTTGTTATTGATTGAGTTTATAAGTTGTGGTTTATTAATATTTCGATGTGGTTTACCAAATAAAGCAAACGCCAAAGCATCCAATAGTGTAGATTTACCTGCACCATTTTGACCTACAATTAATGTAGACTTTGTATCATTTAAATTTATTTCTGTCCAAGTATTACCTGTTGACAGAAAGTTTTTCCATCTAAGAGTTTTAAATAAAATCATAAAATTTCAAGCGCCTGAGCTTCTGTCATTAAGTTTCTCATTTTAGACTTAATGATGTCTTTATCTAATTCTGTATCTACTGCGTCAATATAACTATCGAGTAAAACACTAGTATCTTCTATTGATATGTTTTCATCGTCAACATTTGAGCCAACGAAATCGCTAAAGTTTTCTGCTATCTTTAGTTCATGTATTGGCCTATTTTGTATTCTATCAACAAATGAGTCAAATGTAAATATATCACTTTTATTATATACAACTATTTTTACAAATTTTTCATCAACAAGAGAAAGATCAAATTCATCTGGTTTAAATACTCTATCATCATAATTAATACGATAAAATAAAGTATGTGGATTTAAAATTGGAGTTAACTGTCTTGTTTCTGTATCTAAAACGTGAAAGTGTTTTGGATCATGAGCGTCGCTCCAAAAGAATTCCATTTGAGATCCTAAGTAATGTATATTACCTTCTTTAGATCCAACATGATAGTGGCCACTTAGCACATTTTCAAACCGTGAAAATAATTTTGGATCCATACCATGAGTGTTTCTAACACCTCTCATCATTTCAAATCCAGTTAACTCTAAATGACCAGCTAACCAATCAGCTTTACATGTTTTTACAAAGTTAATAGATTCATCATAATTATCATTTGCAATCCAAGGTAGCAATGCTATTTTCATGCTGCCATATGTCATAACAGTTGGCTTCATTACAATATGAATTTCATTCATAAAATGGCCAAGGAGTTCTTTTAATGAATTTACTTCATTTGTATTTTTATAAAACGTATCATGATTACCAGGAATGATGTCCATAGTAATCTTGTGTTCTCTTAATTTATCTAAAAAATGTTGGCGGTTTCTATTAAGAGCTCTAAAATTTATGAACTTACGATGATCATAATAGTCTCCTAGATGTAAAATGTGCTTAATATTATTTTCTAGTAAGTATGGAAAAAATACTTCACTATAAAATTTTTCAGCGTTGTCTAGGAAAATGTTAGAGCTATTACGTATACCACAATGAGTATCGTTAAGAATAGCTATTTTCATTCTTCAAAGAATTCCTCTAAATTAGAATCTGCAATTTTAGTTTTACGTTTTATTTTTTCTTTCTTTGCAAACTCTTTAAATTCCGTATCATAATGTTTTACTTTTTCAATGCGATCTTTCAACACATCTACAAAATGATTTGCAACAGTAGCCGCACCATCTTCTTCTCCAAAATATAAAAATGCTTCAGCTCCAGATTGTGTCATAAACTTATGTTTAATATCTTGTTGTTTCTTTTCTTTTTGAATACGTCTTAAAAAAGCGTACCAAATGATCTGTGTAAAATATGCAAAGGCATTCGGTTTGCCAGTTCTCGTAGCAGCATTAATGTTGTAGTTTTCAATTGCCTTTAAGCAATTTTCTACAGCATCCATTACCATTTCTTCTCTATAAGTATAACGTATAAAATTAGATTTATGAGATAAATTTTGTGCGATCTTTAGAAAACAGACAGCAATATAGTCAGGAACAACTGGTAATTTTTCTCCAGCTTCTTTTGCTTTATTAACTTCTTTTACATAATCAACCACTGCTTGAGAGAACTCAGAATTGTTTACATAATGTATATTTTTTTTCTTTGCCATGTTATAAGTTCTCCTTCAACATACTTTACTATACTACCATATTTTTCACCAAAAGTAAACAACTTTTTTTTCATTTTTTTTGAAAAAAGTGTGTTTTAGGGGTGTACATCTCGCGCAGCTGTGGTATAATATTAAAGTGGTTTTGGAGATGGGGATATACTAGTGTAGTTTATCTTTGTCAAACGGAAATTCTATTACGTTTCCATTTGATTCTTCTAAATTATCTATGTCCTCTAACGACGCTGCAAGTTTGTCCATTGCTTCATCTATATTCATTGATCCGCCGGCGGCTTCATCTTCTGTTTTAAATCTTATGAGAGCTTGCTTATATTCTTTAAGCATTTCTGAAGATGGATTTGCCATTGCAACTATATGATAAGCATTAATAGAAACTGGTTCTTCTAATTCATCTTTTAGCATCATCCAAGGTCTAAAAGAATAATACGTTATGTCATGAGCAGCTTCTAATTTTAAAATTTTAAAGCAAAAGCGTGCAATGATTTCATCTTCGTCTGGCTCACTTGAAACTACTTCACATATAATTTCTTCGCCATTTGTAAATTTAAATTGTCGAATCATTCAACTTCCACTTCATATATTTTATATTTGAATTTCTCTTTTTTATATATTTTTAATCTTTCTATCCCATGTAATAGTGAATAGTTTTTTCTGTTTTTCCAATGTAAGTCATCTGCAAGGTCGAATAATTTTGCGGCTGCACCGTCATCAGATTTCCTAAGTCCTCTTCCGATTGATTGTAAGACTTTAATTTGTGACTTACTTGGACTAGCGAATATGATATTATGAAGATTGCGTATATTAATACCAGTGCTAAAAGTTCCCAAGGAGGCCACGATGATCGCATTTTTTTGTCCTTCTGTAATTTTTCTAATTGCTTCTCTGTCAGAAGCTTCCGTATTTCCAGAAACAAAGAAAATTTTTCTACCTTCTTCAGCTTTAGATTCTATCATATCAAATAAAACTTTACCATGCTTTTGAACAAATTGAAATAAAACTAATGTGTTTCCCTTTTGCTTTAATGCTAAATTTCTAATAAATGTGTTTCTTTTTTTATCAGTAATTAAATGTTCAATTTCATCGCGATATGATAATTGGCCAAAGTTTTTTCGAGTCTCTTCACTGTGTTTAAAAACTATCATTGAAATATTTAAATCAGCGAGAGTATTTTCATCTTGTAACTGCTTTGTGGTTGTAACCTTTAATAGTTTACCAAATAACCCTTCTAGTACCAATTGGTGGGTCTGTGTTCCATCGAGAGTGCCAGTAGTTCCAAACCTATAGGATGCATTACGTGATTTGTTCATAATCGAAGTTAAAGATTTAGATTTAAATCCATGACACTCATCACCAAACACAATTCCAAATTGTTCAAACCACGTTGGTGGTAATTTATATATGGATTGCCATGTACTAATAAACACCCTTTCATTTATATTTATCTTTGGTTGACCAGAGTAAATCACATGACACTCATCATTTGGTATCCAAGACTGATCTGCTGAAGAATAATCTTCAAAGTCTGAATACATTTGTCTAACAAGAGAAGTTGTTGGTACTATAATTAAAACCTTTTGATCGTAATTATGTAAGTACCACCTCATTAAAGCGTAAATAACGAGAGATTTACCAGATCCAGTTGGAGATAAGAGTACAGCTCTCTTTCTTCTAATTCCTTCACATATAGCATTAAACTGATAGTCTCTTATTTCTATTTCTTCATTACGGCTACGTAAGTCTAAACTTTTTATAAAAGACATGATTTCTTTTGGATTTATATTATTAAAATTTTCAGGTGGACCATATGGACCATCTTCATATTCAATTTCATAATTACGTTTTTTGCAAAAGTCTTTTACATATGGTAATAATCCTAATGCTAACTCGTGTGTTTGAGCATTAAATAATCTTATCTTTCCATCCCACACTTTATTTCTAAACGCAGGCATGAATTTATATCCAGGAACAAAGAAAGAAAAAAACTCACTTAATTCAGCAGCAATACCAAAATCACAGCCTACAAGCATAATGCTTTCATTTTTCTTTTGTATGATTAATTTATCCACCACTTTCGAATTGTTTCCACTTAATTATATTTCCAATTGTTTGGTGTCGCCATCTTAAAGTTTCTACTATTTCGTGCAAAGTTTCTACTAATGTTTTACAATATTCAATTTTTTCTTCACTTCTTTGGATTTCTACATCTGAATCATAATAGTAATCCATTTCACCTTTCATTACCTTTAAGCCTTCAAATGGATCGTAATCCCATCCTAATTTTTCTATTTCGGACTGGTCCATTTTTCCATTATAATATTTCCATTTTTGTTTTAATAGAATTTTTTGCTCTAGCTTTACTTTTTTCAATCGCAATTTTGCTATAGCTAACAACTGTAAATATTTCGCGTGGAGTGTTGCGGTGTCTACCGAAGATCTTGCTAAATCATTTTGATTAATAACGCTATCAGTTTTCCAATCACTCAATACATTATCTAAATTTATCATTAAACCTCTACATGCATATTAGAAAAAGTTGGCCGATGCTCGTGCTTTAACAATTCTTCTAATTTGTCATAAGCATCCATCTTTATATAATATTTATTATCGCCTATATGACCTCTTTCTTGCAAACTCATGAAGTCCCAAATATTATAAAACAGCCATCTAAAAGTAATATGAAGAATTGTCATATCACCACCGACTTGATATAAATCTTCGTATGAAGTTGATGAGTATCGACAACCAAATCTACCCATCCATCGCCAAACCATGATATTTTTTTCTCTAGTTTTTACTTCTTGATCTCTTAATTGGTTTAATCTTTTTTCATCTGGTTCTTCTGGTTTCCATTTAGATAGATTTAAATCAGAAACCGCCCAATTATTTTCAGTCCAATTTTGACTTTCTTCAGCCCAATATAAAGATAGTAAACGATTCATAGCATTACGTCTATATATGAAAATATTGCTATAATGATAATCATTTGCTTTTTGTATAATTAATTGACATAGTGTATCAGGGGTATATTCATTTATAATTCTAAATGAAGGCCGATGCCAAAGAATCATAGCAACAGCGCGTGACAATTTTTGATAATCTTTATCTTTTTCGTATTGCTCATAAACGTTTCTAAAAACGCCATGAACAGGATCAAAGATAGTATCACTCATGTCATCTCTATTGATAGTATATCCTGCTTTTTCTACTGCATCAAATAAGTCATTCCATATAGTAAGCTTATGATGTTCAACTGTCATCCATTCAAAAAATCTGCCACCGCCAGTTCTTTGATTACACCACACTATCATTGCTCTATATAGTCTAACATACTCATCGACTACACGTGGTCCATACTGAATTTCTTTTTCACTCATGTTATATCTCTTAGTTTATTTCAAAATGTGTTGTTCTAAATGTTATTGGAAAGGTTAAGGGAGTTGGTTCTGTTAATGTAGATTGGAAAGAAATTGTACCAATTGAAACTGGTACACAATCTATATATTTAATTCTTCTAACTACATTATTATGACTAGACATTACTAACAATGTAATGTCGGCTTCAGGTACAAATGTAGAGTCCGGATCTCTAGAACTTGGTGTTTCATAATTTGATTGCACTGATTGTATGAGCCAATTATACATTTCTACGTATGAACTCATGTCTTCATCAACTAACACATCCATTGATAATTCATCAGTTGTTAACGTATCTCCTGTTAAAGATATTGAAGAAACTCTAGGAATTG